GGTGACGTAAATATAGAAAATATAACAACTAATCATAAAGTAATAACTCCATTAGGATTATGTAAAGTTAAAGCTTGCGGATTAACTGGTTATAATAATGTTATAAGTAAAAAAGGGTTAATAGGAACAAGTGGACACCCAATTTTTACAAACAACTCATTTATCAGACTTGATGCGTTGACAGACGAATCTATAACTAGTACAATATCGTTAGGGGGATTAATAAAATGGAGATACCTAATGCTATTATATTTAATGGAATCGAATATAAACTTATGGGAGGAAAGAAGAGATATTATCTCAGTTGGTCAAAAAACACTAAAGAAAGAAAGGGTGCTAAGGGATTACATGTGGCGATTTGGGAATTTTATAGCGGCAAAACAGTTCCAAAAGGCTTTGTTATTCACCATAAAGACGGTAATCATTTTAATAACAGTTATGAAAATTTGGAATGTTTATCGTTTAAGGAACACTTTGAAGAACATAGGGAAAACATTATTAAATATCGTAACAGCGATAAAGGTAAAGAGAACCTTAAAAAAGCAATTGAATTGTCAAAAAAGTGGCACTCCTCAAACGAAGGTAATGAATGGCATTCTAAACACGCTTATAAATCTATTCTCAAAGAACAAGAAAAAACATGTGTTAAATGCGAATCAATATTTATCGGGTACACAATGTCAATATATTGCTCAAAAAAATGTCATCACAAAGAATACGCAGAAAGAGCTAGAATCAAGAGAAGAAAAAAGAAATGTTTACAATCTCTCAGTTGAAAAATACGGCGTGTATTATGCTAATGGTGTTTTAGTTAGTAATTGCGACGCCCTGAGCGATTGCTTTTTTATGATTCACAACGTCAAGAAATACCTTTAACAAACTCCCTAACTCTTATTTGATTAATAAAGTTTGGTCTTTTACCGCTAAGAATTTTCTTAACAGTGATGTGATGAAGATTTATTGCTTTTGATAAGCTTAGAACACTTTTAAAACCGCTAGCTTTGCGTTTAAACTTTTCTAACACTTCATCCCATTCCGCCTGATCGATCGATGTAACTTTTCTTTTCATATAATAACCTCCTACTGCTTACCATAATATTTATTAACATTTTTGTCAAATTTTTATTGCCAACGAAAAAATAACGAACTATAGTATAACCTGGAGACTTTAATTATGAGAAAAGAAAAGACTTTCGAGATAGATGATATCGTGCTAGAATTGAAGAATTATGCAGAAAATAGGCATCTATTATCCGAGCATTATTGTGTGTTTATGATACAGCTAGCGGAAAACATAACAAAATATCACAAGGGAACAAATGAAAAAACAGAAAAAAGACCCATTAAAGCTATTGGAGCAAAAACTAGCAGCGATGCAAGCGAAGCTTGACGAGAAAGCAAATCAGATTGACCTGATTGATAAGAATCAGAAGAACGCTGAAATAGGTAGGCAACGCTATGGCGCTAGTGAATGGCAATCATGGGTAAGCGGGTCAGAACAAGGTTATCATAGATCTATTTACGTAGATATCAAAAGTATGCTACAAAATAAAGGCTAATCATGCTAAATAGTCCTTTTAATAATCCTTTTTGGGCTGGATTTTCACGTGAATATCCTGATTACGCCGGATTCTCTTCATGGGTGCAATCTCAACAAGGATCGACGCAATGGAACTATCAACTATTTGACACACTGTATAGAACTAGTTGGGTTGCTGAGAAATGCGTTACAGCAATAGCTGATGACGTTTGTGACAAGTGGCGCGTGTTTGAACATGACGATCCCGAAGTGCTCAAGAAGCGACAAGCATTTGAAGAAGAAAATGAAATATCGTCAATTATTCGCGAAGCCCTTATTACTTCTAGATTATATGGCGGCGCTGCAATAATTCCCATACTAAAAAGCCAGTTTGACGAGGACCATTTTAAACAAGAGTTTAACCCTCGATCAGTAAAGAAAAATGACTTATCTGGGTTTCAGGTGCTCAGCAAATATGATTTTGCGCCCGTGCAAGGAATTAATAGAGACATATTTCAATCGCCAAAAGTATTTGGTGATTACATATACTACAAGATCATACGCATTCAAACTATGAGCGGTGAATCAACTACACTAGAACCAGTTGCACAAACCCAATTGCCAATGATTCATGTGACACGCATGATCAAGTTTTTTGGCAAAGAGCTTCTGTATTATCAAAAGTTTTTTAGCGGTGGATGGGGTGATTCGATACTGGTTCCAATTATAAACAAGATACCAGCGGTCGAGGAAGCTTTTCACTTGCTTTTTATGTACTTAGACTTGTTCAATATCGACGAAGTAAAAATACCTAACTTAGCCGCAGTAATAAATACCAGCGGCGCCGCCCATTTGTTCGAGACATACACGGCTTTTCGTGATAAAATGCGTAGCTCAAAGCTCAGATTCATGGACTCAGCAGATGAAATGAACCGCAATCAGCTATCAAGTATACAAAACGTGGTGCCAGTGTTTCAATCACTGATGCAGTTTTGCGTCGGAGCTACAGGAATACCAATCACGCGTATCCTGGGGACAAGTGTTCAAGGATGGAGCACGGGCGACAATGAACTGGTTCAATATTATGATTTAGTGTTTCAAAATCAAAAGAAACTCGCCGGACAGCTTAGAGTGATTGATGAAATCATTGAAAGATCTATCTTTGGCAAAAAAATGGACATAAAATATCGTTGGCTTCCTAAACGTGAGATGACAGAGAAAGAACGAGCAGAGGTTAATCAAATAAAATCCACAGCTTTTGCCTCGTATATTCAACAACGGGTGATGACACCGCAAAAGGTCGCTGAGAATATCAAGGAAGACTACAACGGTATCGATGATAACTACATACTAGGTTTAGATGAGGATTTCTTAGACTATGAAAATAATACCGAAACTTTCGGTCAAGAAGAAGGAATTCAGGGGGATCAGGAAAAAGGGGCGCAAGATATTGATGGGTCCAAAGTCTCCGACATTGAAAACTCAGTCTGAAATAGTTAGATTATGGAAAAGATATAGTAAGCGTTTGCATGAAGACATGAGCAAAAACATTGACACGAATAATTTTAAAGTGCAAAATGCAACATATACTGACGAAGAGTTGAAAAAACTTACAAAATTAATTGACTTGTCGTACAATGAAGTTAATGCTAAATTTTATCATCAAGTGAAGGATACTAACATCATCCCAGAAGTAGACTTGTCATCGATAAAAAAGAATAAAGAAATTTACGGCAAATTCGTAGAAATGCGTGACGAGCACATACACTACTTTAAAAAGTATCCTGAATATGTGCATCAAAAGTTAGTCGAAAAGCTACAAGAATCTAAAGAATCTGTGGAATTTAACGGACCAGAAACCGCCGAAGCTGCTTTAAGTGTTGCAAAAGCGTTAGAAAAAAGTGATGATATTGCAAGACGTCACGCTAACTTTATAGCACGAGATCAGATGGGAAAGTTTAACGCGTCGATTCATGAAGCACAGGCAAAAGCATCAGGCGCTTCGCAATATGTTTGGCGAACATCATTAGATCAGCGTGTTAGAGCGTCACACAAGGTTAGAGAGGGTAAAATTTTTAACTACGACAAGCCGCCTAGTGGGGGGAATCCTGGCATAGATTTTCGCTGTCGATGTTTCGCGGAGGCTGTACTTGAAATCTAATAAGTTCATTATAAATAAAGACCAATTTCATACTAAAAAAGAGCTAGATGGAAACAATTTCTTGATTGCATACGATGTGCCAATTGCTAAAACAGGCATACAACGATACACAAGGCAAGAGATCGGCGATCGGAGTGGTCAACCAAACGAACTAGTTAATGTTTTCCGTGACCCCAAAGAGTTTGAAGATTCGGATCTTCTATCGTCATTTGACGGTATACCAATTGTATATGATCACCCTGACAACGGCAAAGTTGATAACGATAACTTTAAGCAGTACGTTGTTGGAACTTTAAGCCAAGTATATACAAAAAACAATGATTTGTTTGCGAAAAAATTGACTATAATCGACAAAGAGGCTATAGAAGATGTTTTGTCAAAGAAAACCAACGAATTATCAATCGGATTTAAAGGGATGATAGAAAATGAGAAAGGATTTTATGAGGGGGTCAGGTATGATTTTAAAGAAAAAATAATACATGCAAATCACTTAGCATTGTGCGAAAGTGGTAAAGCGGGACCTTATTACGCAATAAACTCAAACAAGAAGGATATGAAAATGAAAGAAGTAGAGAACTCAGAGGCTCCAAAGCCTGCAGATGTAAAAGATAAATTGTCAAAGGTAAAGCCTTATCTGAAAGACGAGGATTACCCAGAGAAAAGCGAAGAACACGTTAAAAAATCGCTAGAAAATGAGTCTGACCCAGAATTAGAAGAGTCTGAGAAAAAAGATAAAGATTTGGTTCAAACTTTAAAAAACAGCAATAGAAGATTGAAGAACCTTGTAGACGAGAAAAACAAAGAGATTTCACAACTAGAATTAGTCAACGCACAATTAGAAGAAACTCTAACTCAGTCGATAGAAGCTATGCGTAACATGAAGAAACATATCAAATCAACTAATATTGTCAATTCTATGACCGCGCCTGACACATCTTTTAATGGCGTTAATTCCGATATGTCCAAACAAATCAACCGCGCATTTTTACTAAAATAAAAAGGAAGATAAGCAATGCCATCACCTACAAATAGTCCATTAATTTCGTCTGTACCTCTTAAGGGCGCAAGTTTTATTCTTGGAGAAGTGACTAATCAGTACCAGCCAACAAAGGTATCTACTTATAACGTGGTTATACCTGGGGTCCTTGTCGGAAACGAAGCTAAAGCCGGATACTCTGCTTTTACAGTTGACGGGCTAAGCGTGACTAGAGGGTCTACAGGGTTAACCGCCGCAAACTTCGTTGGATTTTTTGCTAGTTACAACTATGCAGAAGGAGACGCAGGATCTAATCCTTACAGCGTAACACAAGGCGACAATTTTACCGTTCCAGTTTGTCAAGCCGGATCTGTATATGTGCATAACTGTACGGTTGTTTCTTCATCTGTAGCGAGCGGTCTAAAGGTTGTTCTCGTGTCCTCTAACCAAGTTACATACCCAGTTGGAAGCGTATTTCAAGGAACAGACCCTGTACCGGTTACAAGCTCATTAGATATTAGTTCGGCTGTAAAAGTTATCGCTCCTTCGTCCGTTGTGGGCGCTGGTGTTTTAGTTTCAGTATTGCAAAAATAAAAAGGGAATAATATGACAAAACAAAACAGTGGAACTATGTTCGCAGACCACGAATACCACTTAAAACAAAAAGATTATATCAAATCAGCTAAAGAAGAAATTAACGATATTTACAAATCTTCTTTAGGCATGATTACAAAGAAAACCGAAGATATGGTTAATTCTATGGAGTCCGAAACAAAGGATCTATATTATAGTTTGCGCGAAAATAAGGCTCAATATACACAAAACTACGGAAAATTTTGTAACGGTATAGGAGTTGATAAGTACGCAGTAGACCGCGATCCACTTTTGAGCAAGTTTCAAAAGACATTCGAAAGCCAAATGCTACAAAACGCAATCGACAAGAACGGATCAGGATTCTTGAAGAACAGTTACGGCGGTTATGGCGGATCAGCACATTTCATGATTCGCGCGTTGTCCTATATTTACCCATTGTTAATTATCCAACCATTACCAAAATTGACTTGGCGCGAAGACTGGCCGATCTTGGATTCTAGCGGATGGGCTCAATTTGATGTTTTCTTGTCTGCTCAACGTGTATACAACGCTTCAGCCGTAAACGACGAGGCTAACGACTCCGGCCGCGTACAAGCAACCTTCGGGGAAAACATTTACCAAAATATTACAATTCGTCAAGACATTGTTTGGGATTCAACCCCTGAATTTTACGCAGACCAAAGCATGAACAATGGCTTGGTTAGCTGGGTGTATTTCGAAGCAATGAAACGCGGTTTCGACGAAAAAGTAAACGATATTTACCTACTTGGTGACTCTGCAAGCGGAATTTTAGGCTTGTTAAACAACCCATCAATTGCCTCTGTTACTTCTGGCGGTTCTTGGAGACAAATAAACGGCGTATCTCAAGAGAGAAACTCAACTACTGACTTAATTAACTTAACACAAGCTGTTGAGCAAAACTCAAACGGCGTGTTTGAAGCTAAAAAAATCATGATGAGCTTGTCTTTAAAGCCGCTTGTTATTTTACCTCGTAGTCAATATGTTTCGACTTCTCCAATTGGATACGTTGCGGGGCAAGCTTGGGGTGGCGATTATTCCAAGGTTCTAGAAACTGCACGTTATAACCCATACTTGAACGACAAAGGAACTGGCGGAAATACTCAAATCGCATTTGCGTATGATGTTGATGCAAGCTTTGCTCACATCGGCGTACCGCAATTTATGTTTGCTGAACCAATATCATGGGAAGGCCACAAATATAAAATGCCATTTTTGACACGTTCAGGGGGTCTAAGAGTTGTGCAGGCTCCATCGATAGTAAAAATACCAAGTATTCTTACTAGCTGATGAATAAGTTTTATTTGTATTTACTCATAAATACAACTTGACATTGAATATCTCCTATACTACATTGATTCAAGGCAATAAATATAGGAGAGTCTAAATGGAAAAACTAGATCTAATTGGCGCTGTTTTCGGTAAGCTAAAGGTAATTTCACAAGCAGAAAATAAATCACCTGGCATAACTAGGTGGCTTTGCTTGTGTGACTGTGGCAATAAAACAGTTGTACAGACGCAGGCGTTAAGAAGAGAGCCTAACGGCACAAAGTCATGCGGATGCATAAATAAAACAAGACACGAATTTAAAGATATTTCGGGCGAAGTTTTCGGAAGGTTAACCGTGACATCTTTTAGTCATCATCACACATTTGAAAACGGTAAAAGCGCTAGATACTGGGATGTAAAATGTTCTTGCGGCATTAAAAAAAAAGTTCAAGAAGCTAATTTATACAATAAACAAAAACCAACCCTGTCTTGTGGTTGCTGGAAAAAGGAAAGCCCATCAATCAGAGCTAAAGAAAGAAATTGTTCAGATATAACGCTAAGAGCTTATTATATGAGTTACAAAAATTCAGTTAACAATGATAACAAAAGGCATCTTAGAAAATTTAAATCTTTCGATTTAGATCAAAGAGAATTTAAAGAAATTGTATTAAAAAATTGCTTTTATTGTGATTCATCGCCTTATAAAACATACAAAAAAGAAATTCATCATGTTCCGATAGAAGTTAATGGAATAGATAGGATTGATAGTGATTTTGGCTACACAATAGACAATGTTGTTACGTGTTGTAAAAACTGCAATTTTATGAAAAACGAACTATCTTTAGTAGAATTTAAAGAACACATAGAAAAAATATATAACTTTTTTGTAAAGAATGATACCATGGACCCAGTTATAACATAGGGTAAAAAATGCCATTACTATTAGCAACATTTAGATCAACATTTGCAGAGTTTGCAAGCGTCCCAGATGCCACGGTAAACACTTTTATTGACCTGATAAATTGTTGCTATGAGCTTACAGATGTCACGGATAGTTGCCAGCTTAACAAATACTATTGGCTACTAGCTCACTTTGTCGCTGTAAGCTCAAACCCTCAGACTGGCGGGGCATCTGGTCCGAGCGGATCATTTATGCCCATATCTTCGTCGGCTGGCCTGGTTAGTTTGTCTTTCCAACAGCTTCCCATCTATACCGGAGACATGGCCTTTATGCTTTCCACGCGCTACGGTCAAGTATATTATGAATTTGCTAGATGCAACTATATAAAAAGCTTTTACTTATGATAGACGATCTGTTAAATAAGAAGCTAGAAATCATAGTCGGATTTCCTCGGAACAAGACTAGGACATACCCATCGGACGATCGGAAAGGCCGGAGCAACAAAGGAGGACAGACGGTAGCCCAAGTTGCCAGAATTAATGAGTACGGAAAAGGTAAGACTCCTAGCCGGCCTTTTCTCAGAACAGCACTAGCTAAAAACAGACAAAGAATAAATAACGCTGTACTTAAGTTTTACCTCGGTCAGGTTAGTGCTGATGCAATAGGCGTAATGCTTAAGAACATGGTTGTTGATTCTATTATGAATGGAAATTGGAAACCAAATGCACCGTCTACCATAGCTCTTAAGGGTTCAGATAGGCCACTGGTTGATCGGGCTATTATGAAAAATTCTATTGCATATGAAATAAAGATAACATGATTATAACGCCGTTTCTGCAATACTTTAAATTCATACGATTAAACGGACCTCTAACATACGATTCTAGGGGTTTTGCCGTTCTGCCTGCTTACTCTGTGCTAAACATGTACGGAAGTATGCAGCCCTTAAAGCGCGGTGAACTAAGATTTTTACAAGAAGGCACACATTATGCGGATTATTTTTGGTGCTTAACAGACTTTAAAATTAAATCGGATGATTCTCAAAGTTTGGGTAATTTCGTTATATATAACAATAAAGTGTATAAGATAATCAGTGATCAGGATTTCCTTTCTTATACAATGATGCCTACAAATCAAGTAGAAACACTTCTTTGTGAAGACAATAGACTTACGTTTAATGGTACAGCTTTAAACATACCGCTACCACAAATAGACGGACTGTACGCGCCTCTGTTCCAACTAGTAACCATGGTTAACCAATGTTTTACAGCACCACCAATTACCACGATTTGGGCTTTTCAGCAAGAACTACATCCGCCTTACCCATATTGTGTCATTACTCTTGAATCAATCGAGAACACGGAAAATACTAATAACTACGCTCTAGATTTGGGTTCTTCCACTCTTACGACAAACATCAGTAACCAGTTGATTGTAAATTTTTCATTTTACGCAATGGACATGATACAAGCCGTAAATTTACTTCAACAATTTAAACTAAATTACTCTAACTACAATTTCACAACTAATCAATTTTCATTTATCGGATTTGAAAACGAAGCAAACGACATAAATCAAAAATTATATGAAGACCGTACAGTTTTTTATGCTACCATACGAATGAGGTTTTCTTGGATTGTTGAACAAAATATAGCTAGCACAAAATCCATTAATAATGTACTATTTTCTTTAAATGTGAGGTAAGAATGTCTATAGATAACTCATGGCTTGTAAATGTAAGTGTTTCAATTAATACACAAAGCACACAGCTCCCGGCATTTAACAGTTGCGCGCTAGTAGGTGTATTTGATGTAAGTCCTTCGTCTTGGGGTTCCTCAATATTTAAATCATATAGTAGTGCTTCTGATTTTAATGTTGACTTTGACCCTATGATTTTTTCCGCTAACGCGTCTTTAAACTTACTTACTGTTAGCAGATTAAACTGGCTTAAAACAGCGGTTTCTAAATTTTTTTCACAAACACCTGCGCCAAACCCGTTAACCATATTTAAACAAACGTCACCAATTTCTACAACTAGCTATACAACTTTATTTAATTCTTACATATCAACTAATAACAACTTTTACAGCTTTTCGTTATGTGATTTGCTTTTGCCAAATACATTTTCAATTGCTAAAGCTAACATCGAAATCGCAGCAAATCAAACCGTAACTTTAACAAAAGGCACAACTCTAACTGTAAACACATCACCAACCGCGCCTTATGTTCTTCAATCTGACGTTACCGTAAAAGCGGGCGCAACATCTACAACATTTATAGTACCTTTTTACAGTACGGACGCTACAACAGGAGCCGCCACAGCTACAGCTATATCACCAACAGTTGCTAATGTCGTGTCGGTTTCTCTAAACGGAATACCGTCATTAAACATGAGCGGATACAACACAGTAACAAACGGCGTTGTACCAGCTTTAGCCGCACTAAGAGCGGCGTATAATCAGAAGAAACTATTTTCCGACTTCAATGATTCCACTTTTGCCGGCGCTATTCAAACCGCAGGTGGGAGCAAAGATCAAACATGTTTCTATCATTCAAGCAATTTAAAGCTAGCTAGTTTGTTATTTGATACAACATCATCGCTTTACTTGAGTTCTGATTCTAGTGCGTCTCTTTCTTCTGCTTGTATGAGTAAATATTTTACTCAAGTGTTTCAGAATCAAAATGGTCTTACCGTTTTATCTAGTATGAAGATAGACGGAGTTGTTACGGATAGCGCTGTAACTACCGCAAATATCGGTGATCCATCGCAAGACGGTGGATCTTCTAACCTGATCGGATGGAACAACAACGTTTACCCTGGATTTGGTTCAGGAATCGGTCTTGTTCAATACGGATTCCAATCTAGTAATAAAAAAGACGCGCATGTATACTTAGATCAGGTGGTAGGGTCTGACTATTTGCAATTTGTAGCGCAAGCCAGACTTGTAGACATGATTACAAATTCCCTTCCGTCCGGCATACCTTATAGCGACGTTGGAATACAGCAAATTGTTAACAACTTCAAGGGAAGTATTGACAGCGCTGTTTCACAAAGAATATTGCAACCGTATAAAAACAGTGATATTGTTTACTTTAACTATGCAACTGTTGAGTCAACGAACCCAACGGATATTGCAAATCGTATATACAAGAACATTAGCTTTAACGGTAAATTCTTGAGCCGTATTCAGCGCCTTTCCGTATCAATATCTTTGACATTATAAAAGGGATTTATCAATGGCACCAAATACAAGACAAGCATTTAATCCGAATAATTATAAGATAGTGGCCGTTGGCGTTCCTGTGGTTGGATATGCAAGCGGCACATTCTTAACTATTGCGCCTAACTCAGACATTGCAAGCGTGGACGTAGGTACAGATGGAGAAATACACACAAACCTAATAGCAAATAACACAAGCACGGCAAAATTAAGGATCGCTTACGACAATCCACAATACGCTCTATTGCGCGCTGCGGCTGTAGCTTTTCAAAATACAGGTGTTTTTCTTCCTAGCACATTCGTAAATATCAACAACCCACTTGACACCACGTTTAGCGCCGATTCGTTTATCATGCGTCACAGCGATGATAACTATGCGATGAATGCGTCAGACATGTACAGAGAATACAACATACATTTAAACAACACAATACGGGTATAATATGCTACCTTTTAGCGTTGACAGGCTATTGATTGCCATGTCCAATGATTTTGACTTGGTAAAGAAGGATATAGTGTCATACAAGTTTAATTTTTGCAATGAATTCGAGAAAGAATTAAATTTAGAAGTAGGAGAATATTCACAACTAGTATTTGACTACATTTTCAACTTGTACAACTTCAGACAGGCTTTTGGTCGAGATGAATTTAGATCGCTGATTGAAGATGTTAAGGATATGAATTTCTCTAATCACAGCACAATAAGCGATTATGTTAGCTTAAAGTATAAATCTTTCTTGACAATTTATCAAAAGTATTTTATGGATTACTTTGGATTTAAACACGCTGACCCTTTGTATATGTCCAGAAAAATAGAGGGTAACAGGGAAGAAATACGGGGAAAAATTTTAACATATGGCACATAAGTTTGACGGGTATGATATAGAGTTTAAGAAAATGAAACTACGGGACGCAAATGATATTTTTCCGTATGTAGCAAGCGCCATGACTAAAATAGCAATCGGTAATTTTGACTTTTTTAAAGACGTTAGCCCGTCAGTTATTGAGATTTTTCAAGAAAAAACCTGTATGTACTCGCTAAAGGTAAGTAAAAAAAGTGACGGCGAAATAGTAAAAAAGAACCTAACACTTTCTGATTTAGATGCACATATTCAAGGCATTATCCCCTTGATTATGTCGTTCCTAGAGTTTCAATTTGGTTTTTTTTCTCAAGCTCCAAAGATTCTAACAAGCATGACCAACGGCTTTGCGAGCAAAGAAAAAGACGACAAGGAAGCATAGAAAGCTTTTCATTCAAGAAAGCTGCGTTTTGGATTAGTCGTAAAAAAGTTGGTTCATTTATAGAAGTATATGATCATTGGGATTTGTCGGACTACGAGGATTTTACGGAATGGATGACGAATTAGTATTAAAAATCACGGCGTCCGTTGATGATGCAGAAGTTAAGAAGCTCAGAGAACAGCTAAAAACAATTCAAGATGATTTCAGGAAAAAATCGATCGACTTAGGCATTGACGCCAAAGTTTCGCCTACAACAAAATTGCCGCAGGCGCAAAAAGACGTAAAAGACACACTAGGAAGATCTCAGCGCATACTTGAAGACATAGCAAAGAGCGTTAAGCCTTCCGCAGGAAAAAAAGAACCACAAGAGGATAAAATCGGACTTCCACCGCAAGCCGAAGGAATGTCAAATATGGCAAAAGTTGGGATTGCCGCCGGTGCAACAGTTTCCATATTGTCCCTAGTTAAAGATTTGTTTGATAAAGCGACAAAGATGGTTGATGCTCGCATAGCTGAAGATGTAAAGCTTGACACGCTAGCGACTCAAACCGGAAAGACAAAGAAAGAATTGTTTCTTTTAGGAGAACAAGCAAAGCTAACAAATACAAGTCTAGATGCTATAGTTAATCAACAAAAAAACTTTTCTAAAGAAATGATGACAGGCTTAAGTCCTGAAAAAGCCCAATACGCCGTAGCGCTTGGAATAAACCTAGAACAACTGTTTAATGCTTCAAACGGTGATATAGACTCATTTCTAAAGAAGCTATACACAAAGATAAATGAAAGAACTAAAAGCCTTCCTGCTTTTGCTCGATCTAATATAATGGAATCATTTGGTTTTACACCGGAATTACAAAGAGCTAATAAATACATAAACAGATCGGATACAAGATCTTCGGCGGCTTCTATATTCGACAAAGCAACAAAAGGCGGCGAAATACCGCTAAGGTCAGCAGAGCAAACACAACAAGAAAGACTGTCATTTGGAACCCAAGAAGGAATGAAGGCGGCTATGGAAAGACAAATAGCTAGCACCGATGTAGCTATTCAATCAGCGCTAAAATACATTGAATTTAAAACTGATTTAGTAGAAATAACGGCGGCAACAGTAAATATTGTTGATAAAGGCGTAAAAAAGGTTGGTGATTTTATAAAGAATAACGAAAAAAACATTGCCCCTTTTTCTAATATGCTAAACAGCTTTTTTGGAAAAGACAATCTAAACAGTGACGCGGCAAAAGTCACGGGCGGTAAATAATGGCATTACCAGATACATTTTTACTAAGCTGGTACTACACAGGGCGAACTAGGTTAGGTCTTTATTTTAACAATTTCGGACTCAATCAGTCGCCTGTGAAATTAAACTCTGTGACAGATAAAGGGGTTGATTCACTAAATGGTATGAGCGCATCAATAGAGGAAATATACCGCTTTGAAAATATAATAACATCACATCCAGTTGAGCAAAATTCAGCTATTAGCGATCACATAATAAGACAGCCGTTGACTATAACTGTTACGGGCCTTCTTAGTTCATTAGTTATATTGCCTGTGTCAGGTTTTATTAACTTTAGCCAATTAGGATCTGCGACAGAAACATTGATAAGCTTGGCGTCTGGAAAAAATAGCAACAAAGGAATCACTTTACAAACCGGTCTGTTATACGGAAAGCAATTTGCCAAAATTGACAACCTAGCTGTACAGAGCTTGGAAATACCAAGAAACAACGACTATGGCAGAGCGTCTATAAAGTTTACCATGGTACTAAAACAGATGATCATAACATCATCCAAGGGTCAATTAACTTCTTCCGGTTTTACACAGGCGACGCCTGGATTGGCTGACATATGATATATGAATTACCTCTTCAGAAATTCCCTGAAGGCACGACAGATCAGGTTGTTAGCGCTAGTATAGAAAATTCTAGCTATGTTTTTTATTTTCAGAATAATGTTATAGAGAGTACTTTGTTTTTAACATGCTACGGCGCAAACAAAGAGACCGTTTTATTTGGTAGTTACAGATGCGTTCTAAACAGTTATATAAACAAAATAGACTACGGTTTTCCTTATCTTGTATACTTTTTGAACTCAACAAACAATTCATACAACAAGATAACTTTCGACACACTTAACAACGGTGTAAAAATGTATGTCAAATCAAGAGCTTAATATAAACAGAAACTATAGATTCAAATTTTTTAGAATAATTGGTGAAAATACCGTAACAATACAACCGATAAACGACGAGGAACTATCAAACTCGCTAAACTTTTCGTTTAGTTACAATGTGTCTAGTTTTTATTCAAACACTATTCAATTAATTTTCTACAATCTTAACCAAAAACAAATATCACTTTTTACTGAAAACCGTGTTGGCTTTTCTCTTTCTATTTGGTACGGTTACGACAACAATGTAGATACCGATCTGTATACAATCTTTACCGGTTCAGCGCTGTATATTAGCACATACAGACAAGGTCCTGATATTATTACGCAAGTAACAGCAACGGATCTAATGACAAGCTTGATTGGAAAAAATTACCAAAAAACATATCCAAAAGGCACATCATCGTTAAAAATCATAAAAGATTCTCTGACTTTTTACGGATCTTCCACGGTTATGTTAGCGGAAAGTGAGCAGTATTTAACAAAGATTTATCAATCACCAAAAACCATTAGCGGATCAATTTATACAATTATTCAAGATATAGCGCAAGATAGTGGTCTTTTGTTTTCAGTGCAAAACAACATAGTCGCATTTATGCCAAGTGGATTAGATCAGTATCTGAAGAGCGTACCAGTGCAAATTATAAACAACACAAACGGATTAATCGGATACCCAAGAGCCACTGGTATAGCCGCACAGCTTGCGCCGACGTTTTATGGTCAGGGTATAAATTTAAATCAAAAAATAGGAGTTATCAGTATAAGTACACTAATAAGAAG